CTTATAGGTTTCATAATGGAACGAGTCTAAATGCTAACGGAGATATTATCTGGGCTGGTAATCAATATTTAAAAATGCCAATACAGGCAGAAGGTTTTGCTTTTAGAAAAGGTCAACTTCCCAGACCTACTCTTACTGTTAGTAATGCTCTTGGAACTATTACAGCTATCTTATTAAATGTAAATCAGGTAACAACAGGAAATGATTTGACAGGAGCTACTGTAACAAGAATCAGAACTTTGGCACGTTATCTTGATGCTGTTAACTTTCCTACAACAACAACTAGCACCACTACCACAACAACGATTGCTGATCCTGCTGATGCTGAGTCTGTAACTTTTACTGTTACTGTTGCTCATGTAGGTGGTCAACATATATTTTTAATCAATGGAGTAAATAATCCTGTTTTGACTATGAAACGTGGCTCTACATATACTTTTGATGTTTCAGATAGCACAAATGCAAATCATCCATTAAGAATAAAATCTGACGCTGGTGGAGATCAGACAGTAACAGTTAATGGAACTCAAGGGCAATCTGGTGCAACTGTTGTTTATCAACCAATATATCCTACTGCTCCTAATGATTTGAGATATTACTGCACAGTGCATGGAAATTATATGGGTAATACAATTACGATGAATGATCCAAATACAACGACCCAACAAACAATAACAACCACATCTCAACAGGTAAACCCATTAGGCACACCAGATCCTACAGCAGAGTTTCCACAGGAAATTTATAAAATTGATAGAAAATCATCAGAAAATAGAGAGGTCGTGCAATTTGAATTAGCTGCTGTTTTTGATCTTGCAGGTATCAGAGCACCAAAAAGACAATGCACTAGAACAGAATTTCCTTCGATTGGTACGTTTGTAACATGAATTGGAAAGAAGAAGCACTTGTTCATGCGAAAGACCAAGATCCTAAAGAGTCTTGTGGTTTACTGTTAAATATTCGAGGGAAAGAAAGATACTATCCTTGCCGTAATCTTTCAATGACAGATCATCAATGTTTTATTATTGATCCAGAAGATTATGTAAAAGCAGATAATACAGGGGAAATAACAGCCGTTGTTCATAGTCATCCTGTAACACCTCCAACTCCTAGTCAGGCAGATAAAATTAGCTGTGAACAAAGTAATCTTCCGTGGCATATTATTAATCCAAAAACAGAACAATGGGGATATTGTGAACCTTGTGGATATAAACCACCTTTACTTGGTCGCCCGTGGGTTTGGGGTGTTACTGATTGTTGGAGTTTAGTTAGAGATTGGTATAAAGAAGAGAAAAATATTGAACTAAAAGATTGGGATAGACCTACAACTCCAGAAGAGTTTATCAGTAATCCTTTATTTGAAAGTTGTGCTTGGAGAACAGGTTTTAGAGAACTTAGACCAGATGAAAAAACAATGAATGGCGATGCACTATTGATGTCTATTGGATCTTCTGGCTTAAATCATGTAGCTATTTTTTTAGATGGAGATGTTTTACATCATTTAACCGATAGACTATCTTGTAGAGAGCCTTATTCTCAATGGTTATTAAAATGTACAGGAGGTAGGTATCGTTATGTTGCGTAAACTAAAGCTATATGGCGAGCTTGCAGAATTTGTAGGGCATAAAGAATTTGAAATACAAGTAGATAGTCTTGCAAAAGCAGTAAGTTTTCTTGTTAACAATTTTCCGCAAATAGAAAAATATATGAATCCTCAATATTATCAAGTAAAAGTTGGTAATTATTCAATAGATCAAGAAGAAATACACTATCCAATAGGACAAGAAGATATACATATTGTTCCTGTAATTACTGGTGCTGGTAGTGGTGGATTAGGAAAAGTTTTATTGGGTGCTGCTTTAATAGGAGGAGCTTTTTTATTTACACCACTAACTGCTGGCTCATTTTTTAGTCCGATTGTCGCACCAGGATCTTTTGCAGCAGCTATGCCTATAACTAAAGCAGCAATAGCTTTAGGTGGTGCTTTAGTATTATCAGGTGTAAGTGATATGTTATTTCCTGTTCCTAAACCACAAGAATTTAAATCAGAACAAGATCCACAATTATCATTTAGTTTTTCTGGCACGCAGAATACATCAAGAGCAGGTACTCCCGTTCCAATAGTTTATGGAGAGATAGTTACAGGATCAGTTGTTATAAGTGGTGCTATTGATACTCAACAGGTACAAGCATGACAAATCCTAAAATTATTAGAGGTTCTGGATCACCTTCTCCTCCTACCCCACCTCAACCAACAAGAACACCTGATACATTACATAGTAGGCAGTTTGCCACTTTTCTTGATCTTATTTCAGAAGGAGAGATAGAAGGTTTTGCTACTGCTTCAAAAGAAGGCAGAACGCAAGGAACTGCTGCATATAATAATGCTGCATTGAAAGATGTATTTTTAAATGATACTCCTGTTTTAAAAGCATCTGCTGATTCAACTAATCCAGCTACAACTGATTTTAACTTTCAAGATGTAACATTCAATCCTCGTTTTGGAACATCAGGCCAAACAAAAGTTGAAGGTATTGAAAGTAGTTCTTCTGTCACAGCAGTAGGGGTTACTGTCACTCAGTCTTCTCCAGTTACTAGACAAATTACAAATTCAAATGTTGATGCTGCAAATATAACAATAACTTTTCCTCAAATACAAAAAGCAACAGATAAGGGGGATTTACTTGGATCGTCTGTTTCTTTAAAAATTGCTGTTCAATACAATTCTGGTGGTTTTACCGATATTATTTCTGACACGATTACAGGAAGAACTGCTGATGCGTACCAAAGAGATTACAGAATAAACTTTACAGGTGCTTTTCCTGTTGATATAAGAGTTACCAGAGTTACTGCTGATAGTGCAGATACAAGTTTGCAAGATTCATTTCAATGGACAAGTTTTGCTGAAATAATTGATGATGCTAATACTTATGCTAATAGTGCTTATGCTTCTGTTCGATTGGACTCTATGCAGTTTCAATCAATACCAACAAGAAAATATCGCATTAGAGGAATAAAAGTAAGGATTCCTGGTGCTGGTGCAAACAGTTCTGGTACTCCAAGTGTGGACAGTGCAACGGGCAGAATAGTGTACCCAACTGGATACATTTTTAATGGAGTTATGGGTGCTGCTCAATGGTGCTCATGCCCTGCGATGGTGTTACTTGATCTTCTTACAGATACTAGATATGGATTTGGTAATCATATAACTGATAGTTCTCTTGATCTGTTTTCTTTTGTTACTGCTAGTAAGTTTGCTAATACTCTTGTAGATGATGGATTTGGAGGACAGGAAGCTAGATTTAGTTGCAATGTAAACATTCAATCATCAAGTGAAGCATTTGATTTAATAAATGAATTAGCAGGAGTTATGAGATGTATGCCGATATGGTCTGCTGGTAGTATTCTTCTTGCTCAAGATAGTCCAAAAGATGCAAGTTATTTATTTAATCTCGCCAATGTAACTGAAGAAGGATTTAGTTACTCAGGAAGTGGATTAAAAACAAGAAATACTGTAATTTCTGTTTCTTACTTCAATATGGATAGTAGAGAAATAGATTATGAAGTTTATGAAGATACTGCTTCGATAGCTAAGTTTGGAGTAATTATTAAACAAGTAAAAGGATTTGCCTGTACATCAAGAGGTCAGGCCAGAAGATTAGCAAAGGCTATTTTATTTGCAGAACAAAATGAAAGTGAAATAGTTGCATTTGCAACCTCTATAGATTCTGGTGTTGTTGTCAGACCTGGTGCTGTAATTGAGATAGCTGATCCTGTAAGATCAGGAGTTCGCAGAGGTGGAAGAGTAAGTTCTGCTACAACGACCCAAATAACTGTAGATGATTCTGCTGCAACAGATTTGCCTACTACAAATAATCCAACTTTGAGTGTAATTTTACCTGATGGAACTGTTGAAAGTAAGTCAGTATCAAGTGTCTCAGGTGCAGTTATAACAGTATCTTCTGCTTTTTCTCAGACTCCAAATGCTAATACAGTTTGGTTACTGCAAGATGATACAGTTCAAGCTCAGAAGTTCAGAGTAATAACAGTAGAAGAATCTGACGGAATAAATTATGCGATTACAGCTTTATCTTATGTAAATGAAAAATACTCATTCATTGAAGATGGTGCGACTTTACCAACAAGAACAGTATCAGTACTGAATCTTCCTAAAGATCCTCCTTCTGCTTTACAAGCTGAAGAAAAAATAGTCGAGATAAATAATCAGGCAGTATCAAAACTTATCGTTAGTTGGCAGCCTATTGTCGGTGTTACGCAGTATCAGGTTAACTATAGATTCAATAATGGTAATTTTGTGTCAACAACAGTTTCTTCTCCTGACTTTGAGATATTTAATACTGACATTGGAACGTATGAGTTTCAAGTATTCAGTTACAATGCTGCATTACAAACAAGTGCGACTTCTGCTGACCTGACCTTTAATGCTGTTGGTAAGACTGCATTACCATCAAATGTTACTGGATTATCGGCCGAACCAATAAATGAAAAATTAGTAAGATTACGCTGGAATTTATCTACAGATTTAGATGTTACTCATGGAGGTAGAGTGTATGTCAGACATTCTCCTCTGACCAATGGTAATGGTACATTTACAAATAGTACTGATTTAATCCAAGCGTTAGCTGGTAATACAACAACAGCAGAAGTTCCATATCTTGAAGGAGAATATATTTTAAAATTTCAAGATGATGGTGGTAGATTCTGTGCAGGAGAAACAAGTGTAATTCTTGAATTACCTGATAATCAAGCTCCGCTTATTACACAGACCAGAAGAGAAGATTTAGATAGTCCTAAATTTCAAGGAACAAAAACCAATGTTGCTTTTGATGCGACTACAAATACAATAAACCTAGTTGGTGGCGGTACGTTTGATGCGATTACAGATTTTGATGCTGTAGCTTCTTTAGATGATTTTGGTGGGATTGTGCCAGAAGGAACTTATGATTTTGGAGGAACTGCTGGAGGAGATACTTTAGATTTAGGTGGTGTATTTAGTCTTGATCTCAAACGTCACTTCCTAACAGAAGGTTTCTATCCATCAGATTTATTTGATTCAAGAGGTTTGATTGATGATATTACAGACTTTGACGGGCTTACAGCTACAGAAGTTAATGCTGAGATGTTGGTAAGAGTTACACAAGATAATCCAAGTTCTGGATCTCCCACTTATACTAGTTTTCAGACTTTTGCCAACGGAACTTATAAAGGCAGGGGATTTCAATTCAGAGCAAAACTTACGAGTAAAGATACTGCACAGGACATAAAAGTTTCTCAACTAGGCTATACAGCATCTTTACAGAGAAGAACAGAACAAGGTAATCTAACAGCAAGCGGAGCAGGAGCAAAGGCCATTACTTTTACTCATCCGTTTTT